AAATTCTAACTGATTGTTTTACGGTATCTAATGTTGATTGACTTAAGTTAGTAGAATCTATTTCTAATGTGATACCAGCAATCTTATTGATTTCATCAACACCAACATTGTCTTGAATACCACCACCATATTGATAAGTAATTGATAGTGTTGTGTTGGAAGGTGCTAACCCGTAAGTTTTTGTTTTTAAAAAATTACTTGGGTCAAATGTTTCATAAATTTTTGAAGGACTATCTGGTAGATTAGAACCAACATTATCAGGATTTGGAATAATGTCTTCATCTGCATTATCACTAACACCGGCTCCAAATCGTAATTCTGTTTTTCCATCTGGTCTTCTGTAAGTTGTAAATCTTCTTGATACTCTTTTTAATTTTAATAGATAAGGAACATCATCTGAGTATTGTGCTAATCCTGGGTCATTGTTTGAATTATTTTCTACTTCATCAAATACTGTATCTTGTGCTAAAGAATCAACTTCGTTCCAATTGTTTCCGTCTGAATCTACTACACTTATGATGTCTATAATATTAGTGTTTGATAATTTAATTCTTGAATATTTTTTAGCACCTGTAAAAGTAAAATCTTCACTTGTAATAGCACCACTTTGTGCTTGAACTTGTTTTTTTAACAAATAAAATGTTGGTGAATCATTACTATCGGTTTCAAATACCGTAGTAACTCTTTGTGAAGAAGTTGTGTTGTTGTATCTAAAATCACAACCTTGTATTGTTCTGAAAGTTACCCCGTCTGATGTTTCAACACGAGCTCCTACTGGAATATTTAATGCATAATCATAATCAGGTTCTATACTAGATGCTGTTCCTTTTGCTGGAACTAATTGAAATATATCTAGTGTTACTTGTGAAGGAGCTGTCAATCTTGGTTTATATCCAAATGTTTGAGCCATTGCATAAAGTGTTCTTAATTCTTCTGAATATCCTAATAAAGATTCTTTGAATTGTGAATCAACATAATATGACATAACATCACCAACATAAGATGCCATTTCAATAAACATCATACCAGGTGATGATTCGTTAAAATCTTTGTAAGTGTTTGGATAATATTGTTTTGAAAACTCAATCAAGTTATTTCTAATTTGAGAGAAGTCTTTATTTAAATACCTCACTTCTTTATTTACTTTTCCAGTTTTATTACTTCTGTATGCCATTACTTACTCCTAATATGTTCCACCACTAGTTGTTGTTGACTCTGATGTAGTGTCAAAATTTAATGTGATAGAATTAAATCTATTTGGTTCATAATTTAAAGAAAAATCAATATCTACTTTTGTTTCTGTTGGATTAGTTTCGTTTTGAATCACATCAACTTTTGCTATATCAATGTATGGTAACCAAGTAGACATTGCTTCTTGTATTTCTTGTTTTATTCTTTCAGTTAAATCTTCTGTGTATTGTTCAAATAATAAATCTCTTAAACGAGAGCCGAAGTTAGGTTGCATTATTCGTTCACCTTTAGCAGTTAATAAAAGGTTTTTTATATTAGAACCGGCTTGTTCTAATGTTGTTTCCGTTTGTGGAAATAAACCTGATTTTCCTCTGTTGAAAGGCAGTTTTAAACCGATACGAATATCTGGGTTTAAATCATTTTCTCTTGCACTTGCCATTATTTACCTTTTTTCTTATCAATAGCTTTTATTAAACCAGAATAGTCTCTTGTCAAAGCGTTCTTTAAGTGCTCTGGAGCGTCATCTGGATTCATACCGGCACTTTGTAATGTGCTTGCGGCCGCTACTTCTCGTTTAACTTCTTTATTCCCTAAACCACTGCCGTATCCTAACATCTCGGTCATACGACTTGAATCAAAAGTTCCCCCGCCTAATGTTGGGTATTCTTCTTTTTGTTGAGCAGTTTCGTTTAGAATTTTATTAAGAACTGAATTGTCTGTAAACTTCTGTTCTTTAACTTTTTTCTTCTTAACTACTGGGGTTTCTTTGGGAATATTTGTTTCACTAATAAGTATATCGGTTATCTGTTTTTTAACCTCTTGTTTGACAACTTCTTTTATTAATGATACTAATTTATTCGATTTCATTTTTACTCCTAATCTGTTATAATATCAAACCTTAAAAAATCTCCTCTTGCAAATTTACTAATTACTTTTGTAAGTTTACCAAGTGCTACTGCAAAACCAACTGGGTCTGTTGCAATGTTCGGTGTTGCTTTTTCTAATCCTACTTGAGCTTCTTTATATTCATTTTCTAATTTTATAAACTCTTTGTTTTTAAGTGTAGGATTTAAATTTGTTACTTGACTTAAAGTTTTACTTGGGTCAATTTTTATATTGTTTAACTTTTGTTGTAATTGTCTTAGTTCTTCAAATTCTCTTTGTGGAACATTACCAAGTTTTTTAATTTCTTCAATACACCTTTGAATTTCATTTTTAATAGCTACAACAGGACCATTTCTTAAATTATCTAAAATCTTTTTGGTTTCACCAGTAAATATTGTTCCGTCTTTTTGATTGTGTTTTATTTCAACATTTTTACCAATAACTTCATTAAGTTCTCCTGATTGTTGTCTAAGAACTTGTTTGGCGTTTAAAACAATATAATCAGCATCCAATACAATTACTGAACCTTTAGTATAAATATCACTTAAATCTGGATTTGGATTTTTTATTTCTTGACTACTACCTCTACCTTGAACATATATTGAAGCTTCATCTTTTTCTAAATCGTGTTTTACTGGTTCATTTACTTCAAGTTCTTCGGTGTTGTGTCCGGCTACTATTTGAACACTTGGAACTAAATCGTTTTCACCAATTTTTATAGAACTAGCATATCTACCAGTTAAAACTAAATCACCACGATTAGCTTCTATGTTTCTTTGATATCTAAAATCTTCATCTGTTGTTTGTATAGAAATTTTTGTGTTGTTTCTATCACTTAGTCCTGTTTTAATATTATTGTTTGGATTATTTTTTATATTGATAATATCACTATAATAAGTTTGTCCAAAATAATTTACACATACAACATTTTCACCAACAACAGGATATCTTTTTATTTGTGTATCTATTGGCAGTATGTGGACACCATCACCTAAAATTTGTTGGTCTTTATTGTTACACCAACTTCCTTTTATAGCTCCGTAATATTTGTAGTTTGGTTTTCCATTAGATTTTTTTGGAAGTTTATTTTTATCTAGTAAAACTTCTTTTACTTCTAGTGGTTCAAGTTCATAAAAATCATATTCTCTTGAATCCATTATTCTATGAATATCAGAGTGAATTCTTTGAACTTGTGAATTACCAAAACTTGTTATGTTTGATGATTTGGTTTTTCTTCTTTCGGCCATTTTATTGTTTAGATTCTATATCTTTTCTAATTTTATCAGATGTTTCTTGCAAATCTTTTGTATCGTGTTCTAATATAGTGTTCATAATATCTTGTTTTTCTATTTCAGATAAACCAAATTCACTTTCTGCTTCACCCTTACTTTCTGCAGAAATAATTTTCTGAACAATGTTAGCTAACTTTACTAATAACTCATCATTACGAACATTGATTTCTAAATACTCTTTAATCATTGGAACTATCTGAACAGCTGTATCTCCGTCTTTAATCATAGAAGTAATGTTCTTAGTTAAGACATCTAATTGTTTTCTGTTGTAGTTTTGATTTTCGTAAATATCTTGAAACAACGACGATAATGACTTTCCTTTAAATATTTCATAATCGTTTGACATAATATAATCCTTTAACTATAAATATATGGAAACAAAAAAAGGGAACAAAATAAATTAATACTCTGTCCCCCTTTTCAGTTTAAGTAATATGTAGGAAATATTACTTATCATTTCGCGTTCCTACTTACGAATTAGACTCATCAATACCACTAAAGTAATGAACCCGGCAAAACCGCCGTTTCCAAACTTATTAACAAGTGATATCAAATTACTTATAACATCCAAGCCAAATAAACCGTCTACAAATAAAATACTTGCAACAGCTGCTAGGCCTACAAGTGAAAATAGAACTGACATTAAGTCGTCTACATATCCCTTGATTGTTTTTACGATGTCTTTCATAGTTTGTTTCCTCCGTATTGTGAACAAATATACCCTGCCTAAACAGGGTAATCCTAAATAACTATCTATATTTATTAGTTATGAATAACAAAAGACCCGGTAGTCTTTGTGTCAATGAATCCATTTACTTGAAATTCCTTGTAAATGCCTTTCTGATACTTTTTCATTACATTAATAACTCGTGTAATGTGTTGTGTGTTTGATTGTGTCATTTCTCTGATTAAGATGTATAGAGCTTTTTTATTAAACAATTCTATATTACCTTTGATTCTAAAAATATGTAATACTGCATCAGCAACTCTTACATCTTTTTGTCGT